GTATGTGACTTAGTAGTATTAAATACTCGGCTAATACCATCTATTGCTGTAGTAAATTTAGATCCGGCAGGCATTGACAATGCACCTGTACCAGCTGGAATATTTGGGCCGTTAACTTGAACATCCACAGTAGCTACAGCAGATGTATTAGACTTTGGTGTATAACCAAGTGACTTAGCAGAAGATACAACAGAGCTTCTAATCTTAGCGGAATCGAGGAATGATTCGTTTAAACCAAAGTTGACAGTCAAAGCATTATAGTGTGTGTTATATGCTAATACGTCTAAGAATGTAGACATCGCAGATCCTTCAAACTTATAATCAGCAAACTCAGTTTGATTTTGAAGGTATGTTTTTAGACTCGTCTTTATAGTGGTAAAATCGTAATCTACCGGTGTTACTTTATTCGCCATTAGCGGATCCTCTCCATCGAAATTATAGACTCTACAATCTCTGCAGATGATATGATTTGATAATTTATTTGTGCCCTAAGCGTATTCGCACCGTCATCAGTAACAAGTACATCTAAGACTTCAATACGTGGTTCGTGTTGGTTAAGTGTATGCTTTATTTGTGCCTCAATAGTCATAGCCGTAGAAACATCAAGATTCTCGAATAGCATTGCACTTATGTCAGTTCCAAGTTCTGGCTGAAATGGACGCTCAGTAGTATTGGTCATAACTAAATTGAATACACTTTGTTTAATTGCAGCAGCATCAGTTTTTACGTATAGATCACCAGAACCTGGCTTTGCAAGAAACGTAAAGTCTAGGTCTGAATATTGAATAGACCTTGCTGATACTTTGCCACCGCCCTCGAGATTATAAGGGGAATTTGAAAAAGTTCTAGTTGCCATATTAGTACACTTATGTTATTATTATTATATTTATACGTTTTAATCTAGTGAATATGCTGTACCACTAAATTAGGTATCGATACAGATGAACCATTAATAGTGACACTAGATGACGATGTTATTGTAATAGATGCATCTGATGTTATTGATATGGCTCCGGTGGAGTTGATTGAGGTGGTACCATTTACCTGCAATGATTCATTACCTGTAGTTACTGTCCACTTATTACCGTTATTAACATGAGTCACTTCATCATTGGATAACTCAATAAATGATCCAGACTTATGATAGATATAAATTCTTTCGGATCCAGGGGTATCATCGTACTCAACAATATGACCTGAAGTTGTTGCATGGATCTTATTGTGTGGATACACTGCTTTATACGGATTAGCCGGAACACCTGTAGGTCTTGCTTGTGCAGCTGAGTGTTCTTTAGGTATTGACATTCCATCAATACCAAGCTCTCTTAGATGTGTATCATCCTTGCCTTTGAATGTTCCAAGGACTACTATATCTTGCAGGAGTGATTCTTTTGATGCGCATATTACCCATGTATCAACTGTTAATCCATGAGAGTCTGTTGAGGTAGGGCTAGATGCATTTGTATTTGGCATCATGACCTGTGCCCATGGAAGTTTTTCATCCAATATAGCTTCAGAATGATGGCCAAGGATTCTTACTGATACTCTTGATCTTTTTAGGGGATCGTCAATTGACACTACTAGACCCGTGTAAAAATTATTAAACATTATTGCTAACCTTTGATACCGCGTTCATTGTATACGTTGCTTTGCCCGGCGTGATACTAAGTCTCGAGTGAGTTATAACATATAATCCACTACGTTTAGTATCAAATGTGTTTTCACCGTTTCCATTATGAATGTTATTAGGAAATAATACCTCTATAGTGTGACCAATTGTTTTGAGTGATCGGAATTTATATGGAGATACTACCATATTTAAAAGACTAAAGGCCGAATGACTCTTTGCTCTTTCATATCTATCATCACCCATTTCCCATCCAAGGGATGATACAGATGAGTTTGTGACAGAGTTGACCCTTGGGGTATTTTCCTTTTCGACTACGCCGTTACCAGCACCGAAGTCTGTAGTCACCATAGACTTATTAAACATATCTATAGTATTGCTACGTAGACCAAAGAATCCGTCCTTCACCATTGCTAATGTATCAACGTTGTCAACAATGTCTACGGTGTGTATTGTCCTAGACTGTATATCTAAAGATTGCATAATATCATCTGGATTTTCTGGAGATTCTCCAACACCGTATCTAAACTTACCTGAAATCTGTGGGCGCTTAGACATCTCGTCAAAAGAATCTATAATTACACCGTGTGCTAATGTTCCATATACAAACATTTTATTGCCGGTTGGTGATGAGGATTGTGATCTAATTAACTCTATTGCCTCAAATGGCTTCATATGTGGAATAGATAATTTCTTATTTTGCTTAGTGTTTTCAGTAATAATACTTGAAACGCCAATGTTATTTAATAGTTTATTCATAATAATACTGCAGTTATCGTCGTACATACCTGAAGCAGTTGTTATTGAATTTTTAATATAGTGATTTTCTGCAACCTTTAACTGTACCAAACCTCCACGGTCGTCTAAGCTCTTACCTTCAACTGCGTAGGCAATAAAACCTAGATCATATGCTCTTTCACATATCATTAATCTTACATTGACTGATTCACCACCATGAATCGTTTCATATAATCTATGTGTATCTAAGAAATTTATATCACCCATGACGCTGATCGCTTCTATAGATTCATATAGGTTAATTTCTAACATAGAACCTGTTATGTCATAGGCTACACCATTACACGTTATGCTTACAGCCATTATCTCTGCATGGTTTATCGTATCAGATGACGTAGACATTAATTAGTCACCTTACCAATCATACTTTTCTTTAGTACTCTAATTTTACTTAACTCATCATTCTTTTTATATTCATAATCCCAATTAGTAACCATTGATACGCCTGATGGGATTACTTGAGTGTATGGATTAATATCAGTAACACCTGAAGTGTCTGCATAATGATGAGGAGCAAGATGATCTGACATGACGCTGCTTATCGTAATGGGTACAGCTGGATCCGCAGCAGAATCAATAATATCTTCTCCATCTTGGAATGTTCCAGCTATTATACGAACAGTCATTTTACCTATATTAGTATCTTTTGATACAATTGATCCAACCGCGTTACTTGTTTGTCCTACGACTGTAGTGCCTATAGTAAATGAGCCAGATATATCTGCCGTAACCAACATAGATTTATTTGGATATTTTTTTAGTATGTATGCAGATAGGTCTAAATAACTCAGTGGCCAACCTTGTGTTCTTAAATTATCATTAATTAAAAATAAAGTCCAATGGTAGTATGGTGTATCATATAAACTAATAGACACTTGGTCTGGTCTTGCTCCATCAATTATATCATATAACTCATAAGAAGAAATGTCATCAATGTTGGCTCCTATTATGTCAGAGAATGTGGCCAAGTTATTAAACACTGTGGTTCTATCTTCAAACTCATACACAACCTTTTGCAATCGTCCTAAATAACTCATTTACAAGCCTCCATCGTGAATATCTTGTTTAGTTAATGATCTTTCTTCTTGGAACGTAAGAGTTAGATCTATTTCACTCCATGAGCCATCGACCATCATTGCGTTGCTTGTTGGATTATATGTACTGGATATTGATACTAGAAATGATTTTAAGAACTTATTTAATATTGTAGGTCGCCTTCCAGCGCCTGGCATATACACTTGTTCAATCTCAAACGCGTTTGGATATTTTAATGCCCACCCGCTCCTTTCTGGATACAACTCAGTCCTAAAAAATTTAATAATATCACCTATCATTCTTGATTCAGATTCTGATGACGGAATTAATTTATATGTGAATGAGAATTGTCTAATAGGTACACCAGTGAATGTGGTGATAGTAACTGGATCCAATACGACACCGAATCCTGATGATGCTGCAGCTCTTAATTCAGAACCGCCTGGAATCTTGTTAGCGACGGCTGCTATTTGTGAGGAAGACATACCCTCAATGCCTTCTTTAAATAGATTTTGTATAGAGCCAACTCCTGACCCAGCCGCAAAGGCTGCTTCTGCCATACCTGGAATCTTTCTATTACTTGTAGCTGCTCCAATCAATCTGCCAGCACCACCTAACGATGTATTATCATATGATGCGCTATCGTTGATTTGAATGCTTTGTGGCATGAATATTTCAACAGTTCTTCCACGGGCAATATTCATACCATCGCCTTCCTTAATAGCACCGTAAGTCGCTTGCTGCCCGCGGATAAATTCGTCAGGAGCTACAAAGTTATAAAGGGCTTTAGCACCTGACCACAATAAATCAGTCGTCATATCAACGGCTTTGCCAAGAGCAATGCCGGCTGCACCTTCGGCTTCACCAGTGGTTTTCTCAATTGTCAGGTCATCTACAACTTTGTCAATGGCGTCCTGGCCGCCAGCACTAAATCCACGAACAATTTTGCTATGCTGTATCGTTGTAAATTTTATAAACGTAGATGCATTATCAGTATCGAGAGGGTATATTAACCTCTTATGTTTTTCCATATGTTTTTGGTTCATACTTACTAATGCCTATAAATATAATTATTCTTACTTCTATTTATACGAGTAATATGGCTTATTCTGGCAGATATAAAATTAAAGAACCATCCAAGTATGATGGCAATCCAGCGAAGGTACAGTACCGATCTCTATGGGAGAGGCAATGCTTTAAGTGGTGTGAAGCTTCTCCAGGTGTAAAGAAATGGCATTCAGAAGAAACTGTCATACCTTATATATGCGGGACAGATAGGAAGATGCACCGATACTTTATGGATCTAAAGATAGTATGGCAAGACGGTTCTGTGACATTGGTAGAGATTAAGCCAAAGAAACAAACAATGAAGCCGGATTATAAAGGTAGAAGAACCCGTAAATATATCTCTGAGTCAATGACTTATGTGAAGAACCAATCTAAATGGTCTGCCACTAGAGAGTATTGTCTTAATAGAGGATGGAAATTCGAGATTTGGACAGAAGACACATTAAAGCAGATGGGCATTAGGATCTGTAAATAGATCGTATAAATAGATACATAACGCATTATAACAAAGGTATTAATTTAATGGAAACATTCGCAAGTATGACCGAATCAATGGTGACCGTAATGGATAAGACACGGGCGAAAACATTGAAGCTTACCATGAAGAATAGTGTTAGTGGTATAGAAAGACTAAAGCATGAACTCACAGTCCGAACTGATGACGTTGATCCAGCACTTGTTAAAGAACTAACCTCTACAATTAAACAATTAAAAGCGCTGACTAAGCAAGTTGATGCTGCAATTGCTAAAGCTGCTACACAGTAATAATGTATTCTACCCCTCCGCAGACTACAGTCTTATTATATCACAGTATAGCTTGTTTGTACACAGTTATTTTTAATTATTTTAAGGAAGCATAATGGCATCACTTCTTTCCAAACTGGAGCTAGAAGCATTTAAGAAAGGCATACCTGCCCGGACTAAATCTTCGCGAGAATGGTTCCGGGAAAAAGCAAAGGGTCTTCGTGGTAAGGTTAATCGCCAGACACTTTTAAAGGATGAAGAGCTTATTAAGAAGACTAAAACAATTCGTGGCAATATGTTCATGTTCTTCTATGATGCTAAACATCGTAAAACGTTACCATACTGGGACGCGTTTCCACTTATCATAGCATTAGACAAAGCACCAGGTGGATTCTACGGAATCAATCTACATTACTTGCCACCTGTCTTAAGAGCCAAGTTTCTTGACGCGTTGTTAGATACAGTTACTAACGATAAGTATGATGAGTCAACACGGATGAATATCAGATATAACATATTAAAATCTGTAACAGGATTAAAATATTATAAGCCATGTATTAAAAGATACCTGACTAGTCAAGTTGATTCTAATATGGTAATGGTTCAACCGACTGAATGGGAAGTTGCAGTATTTCTACCAACAGAGCAATTCCGTGGTAAGAGCCGTAGCGCCGTATGGAAAGAGAGCAGGAAAATGATATGAGTATAGACAATTTAAAAAGTGTTATTAGCAGACGTCAAGGTATAGCTCAGGCTAACCGTTTTGCAATATACATGCCTGTCCCATTATTTAGTGGTTTAGAGATAAGAAACATTATATCTGCAGGAATCGCTGGAGGAAGTGTTGCCGCTGGTATCAACTCACTCTATAACGATCCACGAGATCTAACGTTCTTATGCAAAACAGCGGTCTTACCTGGCAGGCAGATAGCAACTACTGATTACTCTACAAATACAAAGTTGCATAAGATGCCTTACGCTTCCATTACTGATGACCTTACTTTAACTTTTATGTTGACACAAGATATGTTTGTTAAAAAGTACTTTGATGCATGGCAGGCTAAGGTTATTAACAGCGACTATAGTGTCAACTATAAAGACACGTATGCCACCGACATTATAGTACAGCAGTTAAATAAGGATAATTTTCCAATATACTCAGTCAAATTTAAAAATGCATATCCGGTAACTGTAGATTCAATAGAGCTCAGCGCCGATAGCACTGATGTTGCAACCATTATGAGTACTACCCTTGCGTATGATGATTGGGAAGCTACAGACGATTTATTAGATGCAACTATATCAGGCTTAAACGTGGCTCTTCCAGGTAATCTTGGAAATAGACTAGGTTCGGTTATAGAGACCTTAGCTAGCAAATTTAATAGTATTTAATTATAACAGGCGATAATCATGGCAATACCAACGTTCAAAACATTAACATACGAGACGGAAATTTCGGATGGTACAATAGTACAGTATAGACCGTACGTAGTAAAGGAAGAGCGACAGTTGCTTATAGCACTTGAAGCAGGTGATGAACAAGTTGTAGGAAGGGCTATACAATCAATTTGTGAAGCATGTACATTCGGCAAGGTGAATATTAGTAAGTTAGCTGTATATGACATTGAGCATATTTTTATTAAGATGCGAGCAAAGTCTGTAGGCGAGAAGATTAAAGTATCTTCTAAATGTTCCGATTGTGAAACTGGTAATGAAATTGAAATTGATTTAGATAAGGTACATATACCACGGCTTAAGGTAGATAATAACCCTAGGATAATGGTTAATGAGGATATGGGTATGTTACTTAGGCCGCCAACCTACGGTCATGTAATGGCACAAGGTTCTACTAATAAGAAAAATAGTGAATCTCAAATTGATGTTTTATATGATATGATTATAAAGTGTGTTGATAAGATATTCCATGGCGATGAAATATTTGAGTGCGATAAAGAACCAAGGGCAGAAGTAGTGGCTTTTGTTGAAAGTTTGCCATATGAATACTTCATGAAGATTAAGCAGTATATTGATGCACTTCCTAGTATCGAATATACTATTGAATACGATTGTGTTAAATGTAATAAACATAATAACGAAACTCTATCAGGGTTATCCAATTTTTTTATGTAGCTCTTTTGCATGATAGTTTGGAAAATCATTTTAAGACTAATTTTGCGTTGATGCAGCACCATAATTACACGCTAAGTGATCTTGATAATATGATGCCATGGGAAAGAGAGATATATTTAATTCTTCTTCGACAATATATCGAGAAGGAAAACCAAGAACAAGAAAATCGAAATCGATGAAGGATAAACCATGGCCGCCGAAAGATCATTAAATGATTTAGTATTACAGATCCAAGAGACTAACATACGCCTGAATACCCTATCAGAAACGGGTGAGAAGCAAGAGACCCATCTGTCAAAATTGGCAAAGATGGCCAAGGGCGATAATCTACAAGATCTAGAAGACGCTAGAGAATCTAAATCAGCCGGACAAAGTTCTAATACTGTAACTACAACTAAAGCTGATAAGGACGAAGGTTTCATGGGTGTTGGGTTGATGAGACCTGCAATATTCGCTGGCATTTCTGCGCTCATAACTGGAATGATTGCTGGTGTTGCTGGATTATTTACTGTCGGTGGTTTGTTGGCAATTGCTAGTAAAGTATTAAAGACCGGTCTTGTTGTAGGTCTTATTACACTGGTAGCAGGTACCGCTATACAAGCTGTGTTTAATTACTTTGGCAAACCTGATCTATGGAAAAATGCAGCTAATGACGTTATGGCAGGCAATTGGAATCCTGCTTCACTTGGATTTGTTGGTGGCGCTGCTACTGG